GAACGTCGTGCCCGGCATTTTTGAATTGCCAGTCGATATCTTTCCGAGTTCTTGCGCGTGTTTTACTAACATTGTTTTCCCTTTCGATTAAACATAGACACAAGATAGAGCCTAGACCGTTTCGCGTCAATACATAAATCACATTGTCACACTATCGCCTTAGTCTGTTCTCTATCTGTTCTCAGTCCCTGGAGGTACCACCAGAGCGCGAAGAGTGTCTTCCATATAGTAGCACCTAGCAAACGAGCCAACGGTCACCAGTGGCGCTTATATGGCCTATATGACACATATGCGTACTGTGTATAACAGTTATGTAACAAACGCATAGCGTGATATATCAGTACCATACGCAACCGTATGTTATGTTATAACGTTCGCCGCGCGCCTTCTCACTCACTCTGGAATTATTCCAAACTGGCAAACTGTACAATGTGTAACAATATTGTCACAGTAGTGTTACATTATTACAACCCATCGGATGTTCACGCTTTGTTCACCTGGTACAATATTGTCACACTGTTGCAACAATGTAACACTGTTGCCCAGGTGTCACACTGTTGCAATATTGTCACACATTGGAATGATTCTAGTCTGTTGCAGGATTGTCACACTGTTGCAAAAATGTCACGACCCCCCCGTGCCGCGCGTATTATTATATGTCCATTGCGTTCACTTTTGGGAAAAATTGAGAATTGTTGAAAACAACTGTTGACAACACTGTTACAACATTGTATACTTAGTGTAAGAGCTTACAAGTAAACAATATTGAGGAAAAGTATGTCTCGCTACGCTGACTATGCTAACCCTAAACCTTTAAACAAGCCTCTCACACCAAAAGAAGAGGCTTTTCTTATTGGTCTGGTAGATAGCAAGCTAGAACCAATTGATGCTTTCAAGGCTGCTGGATACTCAGAAGGCTCAGAAGGGTTGTCTAAGCACAGGGCTAAACGTATACAGAAACACCTCTGGTTACACATAGAAAAGCGTATTCAGGAGAGGGTAGGAGAGACAGCTACATTGGCTCTAAACGTCTTAGAAGAGCTTATGAGGAGTGCTGAAAGTGAAAACGTTAGGCTCAACGCTGCCAGGGATATCCTGTCCAGAGCGGGTTACGATGCGATACACCGTCAGGAAACAGTATTCAAAGAGACTCACGAGATGTCAGATTTGGAACTTGACGAGCAGATTAAAGAGCTTTTGGAAACTGACAACGTAGTGTCTTTCAAAGATTTAGGAGATTTAAAAGGTGAGTAAGGGTACTGTTTTAGAACTCTTACAGGAAAAGCAAAGACGTGTAGACACAAATAAAATTAAATACTACACAGCTTATCCTTACCAGAAAAAGTTCCACTCTCAGGGAAACGACTGTCCTCAACGTATTTTAATGGCAGCTAACCGAGTAGGTAAAACATACTGTGGAGCCATTGAAACCACTTACCACCTAACAGGTGTCTATCCTCCTTGGTGGGAGGGAAAAATATTTAAGAAACCAGTACGAGTATGGGCTGCTGGAGAGAGTAACGATACAACGCGGGATATTATTCAAAAAGAATTATTCGGTTCTCCTCAAGACCCTTCACAACTGGGCAAAGGTGCCGTACCGTTGGACAGTATTGTTTCTACAGTGCGTAAACCGGGAGTACCTAACGCTTTCTCAAGTGCTCTTGTAAAGCATAAAAGTGGGGGTAATTCCCAAATTAGCTTCAAGGCTTACGAGCAGGGCTACGAAAAGTTTATGGGTGAGGCAATAGATGTTGTCTGGCTAGACGAGGAACCTAAGCACGAGATTTTCTCTCAGTGTATCACTAGGACTGCTGATACCAACGGGATTGTATACATGACGTTTACTCCAGAGAGGGGTATGACCAGTGTAGTTAGCGGGTTTCTAAACGAGCTTAAACCTGGTCAGTCAATGTGTACAGCAACGTGGGACGATGTTGACCACTTAGACGAAAAGACCAAGACGCAGCTATTGGCTGTTTATAGCCCAGCAGAGCGTGAAATGCGCTCCAAGGGTATTCCAGTTTTTGGCTCAGGCTTAGTTTTCCCAGTGGCTGAAGAAGACATTACGTGTGATGATTTTGACATACCGGATCACTACTTATGTCTAGCCGCAATTGACTTTGGTTTTGACCACCCCACTGCTGTATCGTGGGTTGCTATGGACCCAGATGACGATATTATATATGTTTTTGACGAGTACCGCAGAAGTAAAGAAACGCCTTTAACTCACGCGGCAGTGATTAACGCTAGGTCTCCTGCTTTACCTATTGCTTTTCCACACGACGGTCTACAGCACGATAAGGGAAGTGGTATTCAACTAGCTCAACAGTACCGAGATTTAGGGGTATATATGCTACCTCACCATTTCTCGAACCCACCAGTTGAAGGAGCTAAAAATGGTAATAACTCTGTGGAAGCAGGGATTAGCGAAATGTTGCAACGCTTTGAAACTGGGCGCTTACAAATTTTTAAATCCTGTGTCGAAACTCTCGAAGAGATGCGCCTCTACCATAGAAAAAATGGAAAAGTGGTGCCTATTAAAGACGACCTTCTAAGTGCTATGCGCTATGCTGCTTTATCTGTAGGACGTTTTGGAGAAAAGGGTAAAAATAAAACTGTATATAGGAAGTATGATTTTTCTTCAAAGATTGAATATAGCTCCGCAGGGATAGTTTAATGGCTGTAGTTTTAGACGACAATGAAATTATTTCACTAGTAGACAGTGAAGTAAACGGAAGTAGTAGCTACTATGACTCTGAGATTAGTACTCAGCGTGAAAGAGCTATGGAGTACTTCTACGGTGAACCATTTGGTAACGAAGAAGATGGACGTTCTCAGGTTGTTGTAACAGACGTTCAAGATACCATTATGTGGATGATGCCTTCTCTGATGCGTATCTTCACTGCTGGAGAAAACGTTGTAGAGTTTGTACCTGAAGGTCCAGAAGATGTAGCAGTAGCTGAACAGGCTACCAATTATGTTAACCATGTGTTCTATAAACAGAACGACGGGTTCATGATTTTGTACAATCTTTTCCTAGACGCACTGATGCAAAAAGTAGGGATTGTTAAACACTACTGGGAAGAGCTACAGGATACTACAACCGAAAGCTACGATAACCTTACTCAGGGTGAGTATGACTCCCTCCTTAACGATGAGGATTTAGAGCTACAGGAGCACACAGAAACAGTTACAGAACGTTTGGCTCTTGATCCGTCTACTGGACAGCCCGTTACTGTGCAGGACGTGTTTCACGAGGCTGTATTTAGCCGTACAACCTTTAACGGTAAGGTTACTATAGAAAACGTACCGCCAGAAGAGTTTCTAATTAACCGGGGAGCTAAGTCTATTGCGGATGCTCGGTTTATCTGTCACCGCTCTCACAAGTCACGTAATGACCTTATTCGCATGGGTTACGACGAAGAAACAGTTAGCGAACTACCTACTTATGTAAGTGGTGCGGACGATATTACGACTAGTCAGGAATACATGGCTCGTCACTCTTACGATTCTACCGGAACGTACCCTAACCAAGCAGCCGTAGACTCAGAGGCAATGGTTCAAATCTTTGAGTCGTACCTAAAGTTAGATTTGGAAGACGACGGAATTAGTGTTTTACATAAAGTAACTCACTCTGGTAACATTATTTTAGACCTAGAGCCTATTGATTATATCCCCTTTAGTTCTGTATGCCCAATTCCGATTCCTCACAAGTTCTTTGGCCTCTCAGTTGCAGAGACCGTACAAGACATTCAGCTTATTCGTTCTACGCTTACCAGAAACCTTCTGGACAACATGTATTTAGCAAACAACGGTAGGTTCCAAGTTGTAGAGGGTCAGGTTAATATTGACGATCTACTAACTAACCGACCGGGTGGTATTGTCCGTACACGCTCTCAAGGCGCTCTACAGCCTATTGCTACACCCGCTCTACAGCCAGCAGCTTTTCAGATGCTAGAGTACTGGGAGGGTATTAAAACAGGACGCACAGGTGTTAACCCGAAGACTCAGGGGTTGTCAGCAGATGTTCTTAAAAGTCACGTTACTACAGGCGCAGTACAGGGAGCACTTACTAACTCACAGGGTCGCCTAGAACTTATAGCCAGAATTTTTGCGGACACGGGTGTTCGTAACATGTTTAGGTCTATATACAACTTAATCCAGCGTTACGAAGATCGTAAAAAAGTTGTACGTGTTAATAACAAATATCAAGAAATAGACGCTTCTAGTTGGCGTGAAGATATGGACGTTGATATTAAAGTAGGCATTGGATACGGCGACCAAAATAATCGTATGAATAACCTTTCTGCGTTTTCTGGAATGATTGAAAAAGTAGCTAACCAGACAGAAGGTATTGTTTCACCAGACAACGTGTACAACCTTGTACGTCAAATTGGTAAGGAAATGGGAATCAACAATATTGATGCCTTAGTTACTCCTCCACCGCCTGAACGTACAGAGCCAAACTTGCAAGAACAAGCTATACAAGCTCAAAGCCAAGCGCTAGTAATGGAAGCACAGGCTTCTCAGACACAAGCTCAGGTTAAAGTTAAAGAGCTTGAACTTAAAGCTGCTAGGTTAGAATTAGACCGTGTTGAAACTGAATACGATATTGCTCTCAAGCAAGAAGAGCTAAAACTTAAAGGTGTTGAGCTAGGCTTTGAAATGGCCTCTGGTGAAAACGTAAAGGCATAGGAAAATAAAATGGCATATCAAAACTATATAGCTTCTCGCATTATTACAAGTGAGAACATTTCATCAAGTGGTACTTCTGCTAAGAGCGGTGAAGCCCCCTTTGGTTGTACTATTGTTAGAATAGGTTCGTCAGCCCCTGTTAATATTGTTATAGGAATTGCTCCAACTGCAACAGCAGCGGGAACATTAATTCCTGCTGGAGAGTCTGCGTACTTTGTTATTGCAGGACAACCCAATCCTCAAGTAGACGCGGGTGGTGAACAAGTAGCTACTATAGGAACCGCAACTGTTAACTGCACTTGGCTGGAGGGCTAAAAGTGGCGACTACTAACAAAAAAATTACGGAGCTTCCAGAGCTTACAGAAGCTAATTTGTCAGACGACGATGTTCTTGCTATTGTTGACATCAGTGCTGGAACTACAAATAAAGTTCGTAAGTCTACTCTGGCTTCAGCACTTTCTGGTGTAGCTTCTCTTACAGCTACTAGTCCAGTTACTGTTAATAGTTCTACAGGTAATATTAATATAGCTGTTACAACAGTACCAGTTGCCAACGGTGGAACAGGAGCTACTTCTTTTACAAATAAAGGAGTTTTGCTAGGAGGAACTACAGTTAGTTCAACTACTGCTGGTTCAAGTGGACAGGTACTTACGTCCAACGGTAGCGGCACTGCTCCCACTTTCCAATCAACGTCTGCTAATATACCTAACGTAGCTCCGGGTACTAGCGGGAACCTAGTAACCTCTAACGGGTCGGCATGGACCTCTGCGGCTCCAG